GATAAAACAATCAGTATTATGATACAGAAAAGAATTATGCAAAGACCTCCTACCTCAAGAGATTTCTATGATAATGATATGCCTGTTATTAGATAATGGAGAATGGTTATAAAATTGTAAAAGGTTTTATCCCATCTTCCTTTGCCAATTTTCTCAGAACTTATTTTACAGTTATTGCAGAAAATGGATCTTGTAAACAAGGAGATTCTCAAGTTCCAAATTCTTTTTGCATCTATGGAGATCCTGCATTTGACACTGTTATGGTAATGTCTTCTTCTATTGTAGAAAATGCTTTGAATCAAAAACTTATCCCACAATATACATATGCAAGAATATACCTAACAGATTCGGATCTTAAAAAACATAAAGATCGTCCCGAATGTGAATGTTCTGTGACAGTATCTTTAGGTGGTCAATATGATAGTTTATGGCCAATATGTATAAATGATTATGACGGTAACAAACATTCTGTAGAACTTGACATAGGAGATGCAATGATTTATTATGGAAGGGATTTAGAACATTGGAGAGATAAATTTGAAGGTAAAACACAGTATCAATTATTTTTACATTATGTTGATGCTAATGGAAAATATAAAGATAGAAAATTTGATGGAAGAAATAATATAGGTTTGCCATGAAACAATACAAAACACCTTTAAGATATCCTGGTGGCAAGTCTCGTGCCTGTATCAAATTAGATACATTCTTTCCAGACTTAAAAATGTATGATACTTTTCATGAACCCTTTTTAGGTGGTGGAAGTGTTGCTATACATGTTACAAAAAAGTATCCAAAGATTAAAATATGGGTTAATGATTTATATGAACCATTAACTAACTTTTGGCAACAGTTGCAACATGAAGGAGAATATATTTACAAACAATTACAGCAACTAAAATCACGTTTTCCAGATCCCTCATCTGCAAGAGGACTATTTCTTGATTCTAAAAAATTAGTCAATACTGCAACTATAGATCCTAAAGATCGTGCGGTTGCTTTTTATATTGTCAACAAATGTTCCTTTAGTGGTCTTACTGAATCATCTTCATTTTCTAAACAGGCAAGTGATTCAAATTTTTCAATGAGAGGTATTGAAAGAATACCAGGTTTTTCTAAACTGATTGAAAGTTGGAAGATAACTTGTTTGCCATATGAAGAACTTTTGAGTGATGATAAAAAAGTTTTCATATATCTTGATCCTCCATATGATATTAAAGATAATCTATATGGTAAAAAGGGTGAAATGCATAAGACATTTAATCATGATGAGTTTGCAAAAAAATGTGATGAACATACATCTCATCAACTTATCTCATATAATAGTAGTCAGTTAGTTAAAGATCGTTTCAATGGTTGGAATGTTTCACAATTTAATCACACATATACCATGAGATCGGTTGGTCAGTATATGAAGAATCAACAGAAGAGGCAAGAACTTGTGATTTATAATTATGGTACTCCTGTACCAAAGATACAATTTAGTTTTGGTGAATGTTATAATTACAAGAAATTAGAGAATGAAGGTTTAGTTTCATAAATACTTAAAACTTGTCGTAAAGAATGAAGACTTTTAAAGAATTTATAAACGAGAGCAGTCTTTCTAGGATTAAAAGTAAGTCTGATAAAGGTGGCATTGCTACAATGTCTGCATCCAGAGCAGGTAAGTCTGCAAAGGAAAATCGTGCAAGAGCAAAACAATTAGATAAAGATATCCGTGGTAGAGGATTAGGTGGTGCTACGAAAGTAACTGGTTCATATGTAGAGAAGGGTGATGACGGTAAAGAAAAGAAAGTAAAAGAAAGAAGTCATGTTGTCTCATCTGGTAAGATGGGTAAGAGAAAGTTCAAGAAGACTGTAAAAGCACTTGGTAAAAAGTATGGACAGGACTCTGTGTTGACACAAACGAAAAAAACTGGTACACTATCAGCAACACGCAAAGGTGGATTGGGCAAATCAAAAAACATTAAATTAGGTAAATTTAAACCACAGGGTAAAAACCCAGAGGGACAATCACAAATCAAAGGAAAAACTTTTACATACGGATAATGACAACACCACTTTACGATGACTCCAACTGGAGAGAAGAATACAAACAATATACAAGTAACAAACGTTATCTTGAATTATTGGAGAACGGACCTAAACAACTCTCTCAAGCATGGGTATTAGGTGCGTTGCATAATGAATGGAAAAAAATAAAAGGATATGATAAATTAGATCCAGAAGAAAACAAAGGACAATTACAATCTTCATTTAAGGATTTTAATAAAAAATATGAGTGAATTTACCAAAAGACATATAGGTATTTCACAAGAAGAAGAAAACAAAATGTTAGAAGATTTACAAGTCTCTAACATGGATGAACTTATCAGACAAATAATTCCTGATTCAATACTTCTTCGGGGTGAAAATAATTTACCAAAGGGTTGTAGTGAACAACAAGCACTGACAGAATTAAAAGATATAGCAAAACAAAATATAGTTAAAAAGACTTTAATTGGTCAGGGATATTATGGTACAATAGTTCCTCCAGTTATACAGAGAAATGTGTTTGAGAATCCTGCATGGTATACATCTTATACACCATATCAGGCAGAGGTATCACAGGGTAGATTAGAAGCACTATTTAATTATCAAACACTGATCACAGAACTCACTGGACTCCCAGTTGCAAATGCATCATTGTTAGATGAAGCAACTGCAGCAGCAGAGGCAATGATATTGAGTTTTAATAATACAAAAAATAAAAATATTTTTATTGTTGATAGTGAAGTATTTCCACAGACATTAGCAGTATTAGAAACCAGAGCAGAACCATTAGGAATAGAAATAATTCAACACGATTTAGATAATGCAATACCATTAATAGATTTTGAAAATGCATTTGGTATTCTAATACAATTACCAAACAAAAAAGGAAAATTGAGAAATCCTGATTCTATAGTAAGGGTGGCAGATGTTTATAAGTGTATGAAGATTGCAATTGTTGATCCTATGTGTCAGGTTCTAATGCAACCTGTAGGTGAAATGGGTTTTGATATAGCAGTTGGTAGTATGCAGAGATTTGGAGTACCAATGGGATTTGGTGGTCCTCATGCAGCATTCTTTGCAATTACAGATAAGTATAAGAGAAAAATACCTGGTCGTATTGTAGGACAGTCTCTAGACGCTAAAGGCAATCCAGCATTAAGATTAGCATTACAGACTAGAGAGCAGCATATAAGAAGGGATAAGGCAACATCTAACATATGCACAGCACAAGCACTACTTGCAAACATGGCAGGATTCTATGCTGCCTATCATGGAGCAGAAGGTCTTAAAGTAATTGCTAGAAGAATACATTTATTGAGAGAAACTCTTATTACTGTTCTTAAATGGAATGGTTTTGAAGTCGATACTGATGATGGATTTGATACTATCAGATGGAAAACAGATCACATTATTGAAAATTATAATGTGAATTATGAGGGTGGATATATTACATTATCTCTTGATGAGTTAAGTGACTTTGATACAGTATTAGAATTAATAAATTCACAAACAGATAATTCTACTTCTAAAGAAATTGTTATACAGGCATGGGATAGTATTGTTGGAAATAAATGGAAAACTATAATTGAAAGAACTAAACCTTGGTTGCAACAAGAAGTATTCAATAAGTATCAAAGTGAAACAAATATGATGAGATACATTTATGAGTTAGTATCTAAAGATTTTTCACTTGTCAATGGTATGATACCACTTGGTAGTTGCACAATGAAACTAAATGCAGCAGCAGAATTGATGCCAGTAAGTTGGGATGAGTTTGCAAATATACATCCATTCGCTCCACGTACACAGATAAAAGGATACTTAAAAATTATTGATGATTTAGAAAATTGGTTATGTGATATTACAGGATTTGATTCTATATCCCTTCAACCAAATGCAGGATCACAGGGTGAGTATGCAGGTCTATTAGCAATACAAGAATATCATAGAAGTAAGGGTCAAGATAAAAGAAATGTTTGTTTGATACCTACAAGTGCACACGGAACAAATCCTGCATCAGCAGTCATGGCAGGTATGAAAATAGTTCCTGTTAATTGTGATGATGACGGAAATATTGATATGAAGGATTTAGAAAAGAAAGCGATCATGAATACCTTTGAACTTGCTGCAGTTATGATTACATATCCATCTACTCATGGTGTATTTGAAACTACCATTAGAGATATTTGTAGGATTATTCATGAGAATGGTGGACAGGTATATCTTGATGGTGCAAATTTAAATGCACAGGTAGGTCTAGCAAAACCATGTGACTATGGTGCTGATGTATGCCATCTTAATTTACATAAAACATTTTGTATTCCTCATGGTGGTGGCGGTCCTGGTGTCGGTCCGATTGGTGTAGCAAAACATTTAACACCTTTTGTTGATCAAAAAGTATCGGCATCTGAATACGGTAGTGCATCTATCTTACCAATTAGTTGGATGTATATTCGTATGATGGGTGGTGATGGTTTAAGAAAGGCAACTGAAATATCACTACTGTCAGCAAACTGGTTAGCGTATCGTATCGAACCATTCTTTAAAGTATTATACAAAGGTGAGAATGATAGAATTGCACATGAATGTATTTTTGATTGTCGTTCTTTAACAGTTAGTGCAGAAGATGTTGCAAAAAGATTAATGGATTATGGTTTTCATGCTCCTACATTATCATGGCCAGTTTTAAATACAATGATGGTAGAACCAACTGAAAGTGAATCATTAGAAGAACTTGAAAGATTTGGAAAGGCAATGGTTAATATTAGAAGAGAGATACAAACAAATAAAGATATCTTGAAAAACGCACCTCACACATCGAGGGTTGTTTGTTCTTCAGATTGGGTGTATAATTATAGTCGTGAACAAGCAGCATATCCTGTAGATCAAAATAATAAGTTCTGGCCTGCAGTATCAAGAATAGATAATGTTTATGGTGATCGTAATCTTGTTTGCTCTTGTTCAAATTATTTTGAAACTACTTCATAATGACCTCTCTTATTATTGCTCTACCAGAAGAAGCAGAAGGTATAAAAGGATATTCAATTTATATGAGTGGTTGTGGTAAAGTCAATGCCACTATTACTACAATGGAGGCAATAGATTCTGGAGCAACAAGAATAATTAATTATGGAACAGCAGGTGCTGTTGGAGATATATCTGGTTTAGTTGAAGTTACTGGATATGTTGATCGTGACATGGATGTTCGCCCACTTGGATTTAGATTAGGTCAGACTCCATTTGAAGAGGGTATTCGTATCGGTAGAAAAGGTTTAGTTGTTGGAAGTGGGGATTCTTTTGCAATTGGTAAACCAGAGATAGAATGTGATATAGTAGATATGGAAGCATATGCAATCGCAAGAGTATGTAAAAAATATGATGTTGAATTCAAATGTTTCAAATACATATCGGATAAGGCAGATGAAAATGCTGCATCTGATTGGAGAGAGAATATTAAAAAGGGAAATAAACTCTTTCAAACAATGCTTTATCGTGAGGGATTATAATGGAACTTAAAGATTGGTTAAATTCAATTAACCTTACAAAGAAAAATTTGATTGAGGAAGACCCATCAGTTGAAAAAGACTTTCCTCCTTACATTGTAAACCGTTGTCTGTCAGGACATCTAGACACAATCATGTATGCGAATGAAATGAATATGTATTCATTTTTACCAAAGCGTATGCAATATGACTTTTTTATAAATACTGTGAGACCAAAGAAGAGATTTTCTCCTTGGCTCCGTAAGGATACGATCAAAGACCTTGATTACGTGAAACGTTATTATCATTATAGTGACGAAAAAGCAAAGCAAGCTTTGAGAATTCTCACCAGAGAACAAATTATTTTTATAAGATCTAAGTTTGAGATTGGAGGTACAAAATGAGTGTCGTTCAGGCATCTGAAGTGAAATGGGATCCCGACCAGATGGTCGAGGTTACGTTAGGTGAACCAGATGATTTTTTAAAGGTTCGTGAAACATTGACTCGTATCGGAGTAGCATCACGCAAGGAAAAAAAGATTTACCAGTCTTGTCATATTTTGCATAAGCAAGGAAGATATTTTTTAGTACACTTTAAAGAATTGTTTGCATTAGACGGTAAACATGCAAATCTAACATCAAATGATGTTCAACGTCGTAATCGAATTACACAATTACTTGCAGACTGGGGATTGATAGGAATTGTAGATGTTACTAGGATTCAAGATATTGCTCCTTTAAATCAAATTAAAGTATTATCATACAAAGATAAAGGCGATTGGATATTAGAAACAAAGTATAATATTGGTGCGAAGAAGAAAAAGGTAGAAGAACCAGAATAAAAAAGTAGGGGATTCAACATCCCCTTTTTTTGTGTCATATGGTTAAATAGTAATGTCGCCTTCGGGGACACAATTTACACTCGCTTAAAAGGAGAACTATGACTTACTTACAAAAGTATCACTCTGCAAACTTACCAGAGTTGATGAAAATAATTTCAAAGAACGGGATTGGTATGGATGATTACCTTGACCGCTTTTTTAATAATTACGAAACCACAACAAACTATCCACCTTACAATCTAATTCATTTAAATAATGTTGAGTCTGTGCTTGAGATTGCTCTTGCAGGATTCAGTAAAAAAGATTTAAAGGTTTATACTGAATATGGAAAACTTATTGTCGAAGGATCCAAAGAAACTAAAGAGACAGGATCCGAGTATGTCCATC